CTTTATTGATAAAATAAAGGCCTATGGGTCCTTTCGGACCTGTTCCACCAAATTTCTCTGGTGAAACACCATCATACCTAGACCGTTTTTGGGTTTACTCAAGAACGAATTATCTAGAAAACCATTATTCATGGCTTCCTTTTATTGCATTGTATGAGTGTTAATAAGAGGTGAGTTTTTGTATTCTCTCAATAAATAAAATTCGGGTTTTATAAATCGTAGGCTAGTTTTCTATGATGCGTTTACCCTGCCCTAAAGGCAAAATATAACATACACAGAACTTTCAGAAAAATACAATTTACACCAATAATATTTAAAGTAACCATACGGGTACTTAATCTACTATTTGGTATTGATCAAGGTATTACGAAGAAGTATCTACGTATAATACAAGACTTAAGAAACAAAAGTGGTTTAGTCTACTGTATCCGGTATATGAAGTGTTCAAAGCTTCATATAACTAGATATATTTGTGGACAGCCACTTATGGTTAATAAGGATCTTGTATCACTAGTAAATGGATTTCCAAAGAAATTCTTGTTCTTAAAGGAACTTATAGATTCAAATGATTCTATAAAGATTAGAGGTGTGATGACTTTATTGTCATTTACACGAGCTATTGTTCCTACTAAAGAAGAAGAAAAGACAATTGAAGTTAAATTTAACTCAATCACAGATGTTTACAAAGGTAAAGATTACTCCATACCTATGTATTTTATCAAAGATTTTATCAAAAATAATCAGTTGTCTTGTAAAATTCCAGAATATGACCGTTCTTTGCACTATTTTAGTTCAAAGGGTAGTCCATTCGGGAAAGCTACTATAACAGCTCCATATGCTTTATTTACTATGATGAACATAGATCATTCTATGCTAAATAACTATTTAAAGCTACTTGGCGAGAATCAATATATGCGTCTTTTCGGAAACTTTATGAAAAAGTTATGAAAAGATCATAGATTAATGTCAGATGGAGATGTTAATAATGGTTTCTTAGGAAAGCTCTCAATTATTAAAGATCCTGAGCTTAAAAGAAGGGTTATAGCCATGCTTGACTATAATTCTCAACTTTTATTAAGACCTATTCATGATGATTTACTTAAAAATTTAAGAAAATTATCACAAGATAGGACTTTTACTCAGAATCCTCATAATAATTGAAAACCTCAAGGTAATAAATTTTGATCTCTTGATTTGTCTTCTGCTACAGATCGTTTCCCAATAGATCTACAAGTGAAGGTGATCTCTGCTATGTATAATAACAGAGATTTTGCTAACGCTTGGAAATCTATACTTATTGAAAGAGGTTTTTCTCACAAAGAAAAATCTTTTACTTATCGTGTTGGTCAACCTATGGGAGCTTATAGCTCTTGGGGAGCCTTCACTTTAAGTCACCATCTAGTCGTAGCATGGTGTGCACATTTATGTGGACATCATAACTTCAAGGATTATATAATTCTTGGAGATGATATAGTTATTAACAACGATCAAGTTGCTAATAAATATATTACTATTATGACCAGATTAGGTGTTGATATTTCTCTTAATAAAACTCACATAAGCTTTAACACTTATGAATTTGCAAAGAGATGGATTCGTAAAGGAATAGAAGTAAGCCCACTTCCTTTAAAGGGTATTCTATTAAACATTACTAAACCTTTAGTTGTTTTACAACAACTATTGATTTATTGTAATAATAATAGAGTACTCTGTACAGGAAGCAGTCTAG